GCACCAACGCCTCCTGCACCGTCGTGGAAGGAAGGGTTGTTCTCACCCGATGTGGCACATGTGAAGGGGGATCCCCAGAGAGCAAAATCGTTCCAGTACCGACCGTCAACATCCTGTTGAAGTGTTATCACCATGACTCCCTCAAACGCCTCATTGAAGAGGAGAGTGGCAGAGTCTAACACGACAATGTTCAATTGACCATAGTTGATATCCGGAGGATTCTGAAAGGGGGTCCCGTTGGCAGGATTTGGAAACCTGAAGGACTTCACAGAGTTATTGGCCAGAACCTCGAGAGGCAGCCTCTGTGGATAGAGGAGCTCGATCTCATAATGAACCCAAAGCTCACCGATGTAGGAAACATCGGTCGAGACGGCATCAGTAGCCCAGATCAAGTACAGTGGATCGTAAAGAAGACTATCGGTGGGGGTGACCCCAGTCCTGATATAGTAATCCTTGTAGTTCATCACTGCACTTGATGGCAAAGTCATGGAGAAATCTTCCCAAATTGCACCGCGAGTGGCGTAGGCATACTCCAGCAGTTCCTGCTTTCCAGAAGGAAGTGGAGCATCTACGTTGAACTCGGGCGCAAACATGACCATCCCTGGTACCAGGGTAGACTGAGCCGTTTTGTACTCGAATGTGAGCTTCTTGACCCGAAACTTCTCCCAACCGGCTGCGATAGTAGACAGCCATGGGAACATCGTCCCGTATCCTGGATTCAAAATAATCTTGTTCGCTTGAAAGGTGCTAGAAGGCGAAAGATTCGTGACAAATTCTGACTTGGCGATCGTTGTCGATCCCATGTTCGTTCCTGAGATTCTCCCTTTGGGGGCAGAATATGCTTTCTTTTGCGCAAGGTTAACGCCCTGCTTGGGTTTGCCCTGTTTCTTGGGCTTGTTGATTTTGACAGCCTTTTTCATTGCTGGTGTGTAGGGATTTCTGTGGTTATTTATTGACCTTGATTTCCCGGACTGTAAGTCTGCAACCAGATTCCATCCGTTCCATCCGGTAGTCCCACTCTGTAACCTGTGGAGACCACTCTAAGATCTGGGCGGGGCCCGTCCCGTCAGACACCGGAGGCAGAGTAGGCGCAACTCTGTCCGACCCCCCTATGTGCACAATCCCATCCCACACCCTCCTCCTCACGCCCTTAATTAGTACATCCTCAATCTTTGCATGTTGGGGCAATCGGCCACGCTCGAGCAGCCGACCCCCGTCCCGGATCCATCGGTTTGATACACTAGCGAAACACTTGAAATAGGCAGGCCTGAGCCTTACCCTTCCGTTTCGATCCTTATACCGTAACCGCGACATGCAAGAGATCCAGTCACTTCCTTTCAGGTCACGAGTTTCCCTGTCTGTTAGATAGGTTTCCAAGAAATGCTCGTTTCCGCCGACCTGAGTGATCCCCACGCCTCGTGGTTTATGACACGAGAGGTCAATCTTCATCACGCCCTTCTCCTTCTTTTTTGAAAAAGGGAGCCAATCATACCTCGGTTGGATAGCCGGTTTCTCGCACAGAACGTTATTCCATGCAATTGCCAACTGTCTCGCCGTGATACTCTTCGGCTCGGACTTGACTCCAAGACCCCCCATCCACGTGGGAAGACACAAATTCACTAAGCCACCACCTGTCACCTCTTCAATCCGTCTCCGATTGTAGAAGATGATTTTGTTCAGGAGTTCCGGTTTGTCCTTGATGGCAAAGTTGATGCATTGATCCACAGGTTTATCCCTAGGGAGTTCATAAACGATATGCATCGGAAGTGCTTTGATCTTAACACAGTTTGCCCCCACTCTCTTGAAGTTCGTAGAGTTGATCTGCGCAACGTGCTTACTGACGTGGGTCTTCCCAATCGAGGGGACAAGGTCGAATTCGCGTGCCAACGCAAACCAACGCTCTATCACCCTCAGAGGGGAACAGGCCAGAAAGTCGTCACCATTAGAGAGGCAAGGTGCTCTTTGAGAATATGTCCGTCTGCTGGTTGAGATACAGTCCTCGGAAACCACAGTAACCAGACGCCTCTGATTTTCATTCGCTTTCTCCCATAACGCCATATTGATGATGTTCAGCACAGGGAAGGACTTAATGTCGCCCATCATCTGACCACTTCGCTGTTGAACGACAGTATCAGAATGTGTTGAAGTCACCTCACGGCCTTTCCAAAGGCCGTCTCTGGCAGTTAAGACATCCGTAAGTGGGAGTTCGCTTTTTTCGATCATGGCTCTGAAGGCAATATTGACTAGTACCCAAGCATTCACCGTCGTATCCGGTCCCCGATCTTCAGCAAGAACATACTCATAGACTCTGGCCATAGAGGCCCAGAGGTACGCAGCAGTTTGCTTACAATCAGGAATTTGGAAATTCAGGTTCATGTGTTGGATCATATAGGAATCAACAAGCCTCGACAGTTCAGGTGAGAGATTATCTGTGGCAGCTTCATAGTCACCAGATAGGAAGAATAGCTCCTCCTCGTCACCGTAATACGCCCTTGACCGCCCTACCAGGTCCTCGATGTCCTGCTCGGACACTTCCCTACCAAACACCGTGTTCGGATGTTTTTTCAGCTTGTCTGCGATTACACTCTGGAACGGTTTTCCTGCAAAGAA